GACGCAGGTCACGATGTTTTATAAGATCTTGAACAGCCTGGCGGCGAGACACAAGTATGGGTTATCCGCCACAGTACACCGGTCGGATGGGATGATCAGAAGCACATTTGCCGTTCTTGGACCGGTGGTGTACCGGGTGCCGGATGAGGCGGTTGCGGACAAGACCATGAAGGTCCGGATCTGTGAAAGGAGCACGGGAGTAAAGGTCAATCGGTGCGTGCTGGATACGGACGGGACACTGGAGTATTCGAAGCTGATCCCGTATCTGATCAACTGCTCAGAGCGAAATGATCAGATTGTGAAGGATCTGAAAGACAATGTGGAACATTTTAATCTGGTTCTCTCTGATCGGCTGGAACATCTGAAGAATCTTATGGATCTGCTGCCGGAAGATCTCCGGATGCAGGCAGTGATGATCGACGGGAAGATGCAGAGCAAGAGCGGACGTCTGGCAAGAGAAAAGGCCATTGAAAATATGCGGAACGGGAAAAAGCACTTCCTCTTCGCTTCATATGGTCTTGCAAAAGAAGGATTGGATATCCCGCGTCTTGACCGGTTGTATCTTGTGACACCGAAGAAAGATTATGCGGTGGTCACCCAGTCTGTTGGCCGTATCGCACGGAACTTCGATGGAAAACAGGACGCAATCTGTTTTGACTATGTGGATGATATCCAGTTCTGCCAGAATCAGTTCAAGCGGAGAAAGACTCATTACAGAAAGGCAGGATGCATCTTATGACAAAACGTGAAAAACAGGCAGTAGAAGCGAAAGCAGCGTGGTGCGATTCGTACCTTTTCTATCAGAAATATCATGGGCATCCAGTGGAGCCTGGAATGTGGAAAGCAGCGACAGATGACTTTGCAGATATCCTTCAGAAAAATCACAATTCAACCATCTGCGCGCGACTGATGCTGGCGGCTTTCAGCTTATTGGAGGAAGAGTCGAGATGACAAAAACTAAGATCAATACAGGGGCAGCGGTGGAAAACCACAGACAGAAAGATCAGGGAAATGTATCACCGAAATGGATTGAGGCGATTCAGAGACAGGTAAAGATCGGCGATACGATCAATGTGAAAACAAATAAATGCTGCAGTGTCGATGAGGGCATGAGCGGCAAATCTGGTGTCTGGAGAAAAGGAACCGTGATCGGCATTTTCCGCAACTTTGTTCATGTACGCCTTCAGAGCGGTGTATGCGAAAGCGTTCTCTGGACAGATATCATGAACAGCAATACGGAGGATGACGATGAAGAAGAATAACGATACGCCGAAGGAGCAGTTTATTTGCAGCGTGTGCGGAAAAGAGATCTCCGGAGATCATGTGATCATCCAGACGAGACGTCACACTACGCTGCATATTCACCATGAATGTATGAGGACAGGGAGGCAGATGCATGAAGAAGATTAAGTTATTTCCGGCACCGCATATGGAGGTTCGGATCCATGTGTCGGAGGAGATGGAAAGGGATTATGCGGAGTGCCAGAAGATGATGAAACGTGGCGAGGACTATGATTGCGATAGATGCAGTTGGGCAAACGTAAGCATTTACGGCACAGGAGCTTGCGAACTGAAAGGTCTGAAAGAACAGCTGGGAGGAATAAGCGGTGAGACTGACGGAAAAGAAAAATAATGGTCATTGGAGCTTAAAAGGCGTGTCATGGAATGAGCTGAAGCCCGGCGCAGTGCTTTCTGAAAAAACTTGGGAGAAGCTCTACGGGGCGCTCTGGAAGCTGAAGGGCTATGAGGATACCGGAGTGAGCCCAGATGAGATCGAGCGCATGAAAACGGAGGGGGGAAAGATGTTGGTAATGATTGATGAGAACGGAGTCGCAGACGTATATGACGATACCTATGACATCGTGATCCACTGCGAGAGCGAGGAAGATCAGAAGGATGCGAAAGAGGCACTGAAAGAGATCCGGCGGTGGATCCCGGTGACAGAAAAGCTTCCGGAACCAGAGACCTACATATTGGTTTCGTTTGATAATTTTACACTCCCGGGTATTGCGACTTATAGAGTTGATGATGACGGCAGCGGAGCATTTTACCCGGGTGATGAGGATTATACGTATCTTTCTGTGGGATTTTATGTGAATGCATGGATGCCGTTGCCGGGGGTGTACAGGGCAGAAGTGGAAGAAAAGCCTGTTGCGGGGACCGGCTGGAAAGACCACTATATGGGAAGGTTTGAAAAAGTCGAATAAGGTCAGAAGGGGTAGACAATGGATAGAGCATTAAAGGCCATATACGTGTGGATAGTCTTTGCCTTGGTCTGGATGGGATTAGAACTACTACTGTATGGTGAAATTCAACCGAGAATTGTAGATGATATTATGTGGCTTCTGTTTTTGCCATTTGTTTATAAAGCGGCAAATTAAGATTTGGAGGCTGGAAGGAATGATGAGGATGAAAGAAAGAAATGCAGAGGGTTATCCGGATCCAACGGCGGCCAGAGCAATCAAGGCAGCAGATCGGCCACCGGAGGAGATCATTATGTTCCGGAAGATGATTAAGGCGCTGAGCGTGATCTGTCATGTGCGGGTCCTCGGGAAAGTGACTTTAGTCGATAAGAAAGGGCGGCGGTGGTGATGATGACCAGGGCGGAGAGACGGCGGATGGAACGGGAGTCAGGCAGCAGGACTACATACCAGTTCACGCTGGAGCAGATCGAAGCCATGAAGCGTCAGGCGGTTCTGGATGCCAAGGAAAAAATGAAAGAGGAGATCGCGAAGGAGATTGATGAACACATCCAAGAAGAATGGAAACAGCGAGAACAGGAAATGTCCGGAGAGAATGAGCAAGAACGGATCGAGAAGGTTCTGGCGCTTCTGATGTCAGTTCCTGCACGGATCCTGTGTGAGAAGTTCCACTGGAAAGGTGTCAGGGATGAGAATGATCATCGGTCAAAGCTCCTTCAGTTCTCTGAGGCAATTGTGAAGGAAGTGAACAGGATCTGTGGTGATGAGAATGCAGATATCCGGAAATACCGGGATGAAACATATGAACTGTATGGCGTGAAGTATGAGGTGAAATGAGGATGAGAACCCAGTGGGATGAGAAAGTTGCGAAGGCGTTGAAAAAGAAAAACCAAGAGACAGAGTACGCGGCTATGAGTGAGGATAAGGGCAGACACAGTTGGTCGGCGGCACATCCGGCGTACATGGGAACAAGCCTTTGTCCGGATCCGCGTTATCGAGGAGGTGATACCAATGGACAAAGAGATTCTGAAACAGTACATAGATGCCTGCGAGCAGGTGAAGGAAGCGAAGGAAGATATACTGAGGCTTAAGAAGAACCGGAAGAAAATCGTGCAGGACCGGGTGTCCGGATCGGCGCATGAGTTTCCGTATACCGCCAAGAGTTTCCACATCGAGGGCCTGTCATATCCGGTGGTGAAGGATCCGGATGAGCTGGATCGGCGGGAAGCAATCCTTCAGGAGCGGCTTCAGAAGGCGGAGGAGATCAAGCGCCAGGTTGAGGCGTGGATGCTCACGATTCCGCAGCGGATGCAGCGGATTATCCGGTACCGGGTATTCGAGGAGTTATCCTGGAATGAGGTGGCAATTCGTATGGGACGGAAGGCCACGGCAGACAGCGTGAGGATGGAGTATACCAATTTTATGAAATCAGAGTAAGTAATTTCGTTATTTTCGCTTTTTTCGTTTTCAAAGTGTTATAGTGTAACCTGAAGCCAAGGGCATACAGCCGGCGGCTTCCTACATCCTCCTCAAGTGAAGGTATACGTGGGCGGCCGTTAGGCAGAGCGGTCGCCAATTATCAGGGCGTAGCTCAGTAAGCAGAGCAGCTGATACTTAATCAGCATGTCGAGGGTGCAAGGCCTTCCGTCCTGGTTCGCGGAGTAGAGCAGCCTGGAAGCTCGTCGGGTTCATACCCCGAAGGTCACAGGTTCAAATCTACCTCCCACGATTTTGTCATAATTTTTTTCATATATTCGTAGAATACCTTGTAGAAATACAGGGTATTTGTAATATTGGAGAAATTTAACATAAAAAAATACAGCGTATATAATGGCTTAATAAAGTGAATTAAAAATAAAAAAGAAAGGGCTTTGACATGAGTGGATACTGGGAGTATACTTTAAATAAAAGCGTTAAAGAGAATGGAGGGATATTAGTGACGCTTGACAGTATACTTTCTGGAATAGATAAAAAAGAAAGAAGCTTTTTATTAAACAGTGGTGATATGACCATAAGATATATAGATGATTCAGAGTATAACAAAGACGTATATAGCTATGTTGAACCTGAATTTCATGAATCCATATATAATCCTGGCAAAACTCCCAGATTTATAATATTTTCAGCTCCCGGAGCAACAGGAAAATCGGCTTTAGCAAAACATATTTGTTATTCAAGAAATGGTATATATTGGGACTTGCCTAATAATAAGGTTGCTGAATACAGTTTTCAAGGTGCAATATCTGAAGCTGTAGGATATGACAGCATGAGCGATTTTATAAAGAGTATTGTTGAAGGAAGAAATTTCCTTGTTATCGATGCCTTTGATGAAGCAGAAGCAGGATCTGGGAGATCGGGAATTGAGTTTTTCTTAAGAGACTTGAATTCAGTTACTAAAAAATGTATGTGCACATGTGCAATACTTATGGCTCGTACAGAAAGTGCACTTTTCATAAAAGAGTTTTTCGAAAAGAATGACATAACATACAAACATTATGAAATAGGATATTTTGCGGAATACAATTCTAAGACATACATTGAAAATCGTCTAAAAAAAGCGAAGATAGAAATATCATCGGTAGTAAAGACTTGTATCGATGAACAGTTTAAGGAGATACATCGAATATTTCCGGGAGACGAGGCTAAAGAATTTCTCGGTTACGCTCCCGTTTTGGATGCTTTAGCAGCTTCTTATAGCGAAGAACGCAATACATCAATCTTATTGAGAAATACTGCCAGTGGTGAAAATAATTGTCAGCTTATAATCAAAATACTCGATTTCTTGTTAGAAAGAGAACATGATAAGTTTACCAGAGCGTTAAAAAGCAGGTTCTCAACATTAAACGTAGATATTAATACTGATAATGTTTATAGAAAATCCGAACAGCTTAATCGTATTATAGGTAAATTATTGTTTAATGATGCGGCTATATTCGGTAATATTGACGGAGCAGTGCCTACTGAGTATTATGATGAATATTTAGAGGTAGTGAATACTCAGTTGCCTCAACATCCTTTTATTTTTTCTAAGGAAAACGAAGGGGAAATGAGCTATGAGTTTACTGGACCAGCATTCAGAGATTATGCAATAGCCTTTGGATTGGCAAATGAAGAAATGCGCGATTTTGTGAGAGAGTTCCTTGCAGATAATCGGAAGTATTGTCCGTCTCAGATGCTTATAGAGTTTTATGAATTGTTCTCCGAAAAAAAGATAACAGGAAAAGATATTCCATTAATGTACAGTTCATTTAAAGCTCATGCCCGATTGGGAGATACAGCTTCTCTGAATATAAGCGGTGCAGAGGATGAGTGCTATGTGGAATTTAATCTTACAAGAGATAATAAAGACATATTAACAACAGAATTTGAGTTGATAAATTCAAATGATGGTATTTTTATTAACCAGATATCAAATTGTAACATTGATTATGTTGGAAAGATTTTTATTGGTAGTGCAAAAGGGGAAGCAAGAATAAGTAATTCAGCTATCGTATGTGATGAAGTGATATGGAGTTGCGATCAGATATTGATTGAAGCGTATTCACCGGGAACATGTGTTATAGTCACGAATAGTTTTGCTTCGCTTCCTAACGTAAATCCTCGTTTCGAAATCAAAACAGATGAAAAGAAAAATTTAAAAATATCAGCGGTCAATATTGGGTCGTATTACAAATTGCTTGCTTACAAAGAAGAGAATATTTTTGAATCAGAAAATAATGATTTTGAAGCATTTTCGAATATCGTAAGAAGAATTTTTAGCTGTTTAAGATCCCATAGTAAAGACACACCCGCAAGAAAGGTAGATTTCATCGATAATAGGATTGTCGGAACGAGTGAGAAAAAGAAAAAAATATTAAGTTTCCTTTTACAAAAAGAGATTTTATATACAGATGAACAGGATTGGCTTTATAAATTAGATACCAATAAAGTTTCTCAGTTTGCAATAATGTGGAATAATGTAAAAGGCGGAGATTTTTCTTCATTGAAAAATTTATATAACGAATATATTTAATGGCAAAAGGAGCCACCACCGCGTGGCTCTTTTCTTTTACCCAAAATCAGAAAGATTGGAAGGTGAGGTGGTTGGCCAGAAGTCCGAATGAACAGGTTGTGAAGGCGAAGGAATTATTCGATTCCGGGAAGAGCCTAGTTGAGATAGCAGAGATCCTGAAGGTCTCGGCGGGAACGGTCCGAAGCTGGAAAAGCCGGTATGGATGGGATAAATCTGAGAGTGCAACGTTGCAGAAAAAAGTGCAGCGTTGCAAAAAAGAAAAACGCAACGTTGCGAAAGCTGATGCGAAGACGGTCGAGTCTGTGATGGAGAACACGGAACTGACCGCGGAGCAGCAGCTTTTTTGCATTCTTTATGCGAAGACGCTGAATGCTACGCAGTCATACATGAAGGCGTATGGGTGCAGCTATGAATCAGCTATGACCAACAGCTTCCGGCTGCTGAGAAATGACAGAGTGAAGGCGGAGATCCAGCGTCTGAAAAAAGAGCGCTTTGAAAGCCAGCTGTTCGATGAGCATGATGTCTTCCAATGGTATCTGGATATCGCGACTGCCAGCATCACGGATTTCGTGACGTTTGGCAGGAAAGAGATTCAGGCGATGGGAGCCTTCGGTCCGATCACGGATAAGAAGACGGGAGCGCCGGTCATGCGTGAAGTCAACTATGTGGATTTCCGTGAATCCGGTCAGGTGGACGGCCGCGTGATCAAGAAGGTCAAAATGGGGAAAGACGGTGCCAGCATCGAACTGTATGATGCGATGAAGGCCATGGAGTGGCTGGCGGATCATATGGCGATGGGAACTGGAAACCAGCAGAAGCTTGCCGAGACGATTATCGGTGCGTATGAGCGCAGACAGAAGGAAATGAAGGGAGATGAGGAGAATGCCAGCACTGAGCAGTGATGCGATCCGGTTCTATGCAAATGAGCCGATCTACTTTGTGGAGGATATCATAAAAGCAATTCCGGACGAAAAGCAACGTGACATTCTGCGGAGTCTTCGAGATTATCCCATGACCTCGGTCCGATCGGGGCACGGAGTCGGAAAGAGCGCCGTGGAAGCCTGGTCAGTGCTGTGGTTCATCTGCACCCGCCCGTTTCCGAAGATCCCGTGCACGGCGCCTACGGAGCATCAGCTCATGGATGTCCTGTGGGCGGAGATCAGCAAATGGATGAGAAATAATCCGGCGTTTAAGGATGAGCTGATCTGGACGAATGAGAAGCTTTACATGCGGGGGCATCCGGAAGAATGGTTTGCGGTTCCGCGGACGGCAACAAACCCGGAAGCACTGCAGGGATTCCATTCAGAGCATGTCCTGTATATCATCGATGAGGCATCCGGTGTTTCGGACAAAGTCTTCGAGCCGGTACTCGGCGCGATGACCGGGGAGGACGCAAAACTTCTCATGATGGGAAACCCGACAAGGCTGTCGGGATTTTTCTATGATTCGCATCACAAGTCACGCGGAGAGTACAGCGCGATTCACATCGACGGCCGAGACAGCGCCCACGTATCCAAACAGTTCGTTGGGAAGATCATCAAGATGTTTGGAGAGGACTCAGACGTCTTCCGTGTCCGTGTAGCAGGAGAGTTCCCGAAGAGCACGCCGGATTCCCTGATTGCCATGGAGTGGTGTGAGAAGGCAACACAGCTGGAGATCAAGACCGCGAAGCTTCGGATCGACATTGGCATCGACGTAGCGCGGTATGGCGATGACAGCTCTGTCCTGTATGTGGTGTTCGATAAGCAGAAGTCTGGAGAGATCGAGATGCACAATCATAACAAAACTACGGAGATCTCCGGGTATGCGGTGCAGATGATCAAACGGTATGCGGCAGCCTATCCGGAAGCGTCCATACACGTGAAAGTGGACTGCGACGGTCTGGGTGTTGGCGTATATGACAACCTGGATGAGCAGAAGGAAAAAATTGTGCAGGCGGTGTGGGAGGATCGATGCCGGGAAGCAGGACTGGATCCGAAAGAGGGGAACCAATGGCGGGAGTGTCAGGACGTTCCGGAACTGGATCTTCACATCGTGG